GCGAAGAGACTCTTGGAGGCGTTGGATCAGGCGCAGTGGAACAGTGAGATGGATACAAAACATGTGTTCGCGAAACAGGAAGTGCTCTTGAAGGACCATAAGGCACAGCCGCGCGTTGTCTACCAAGGAACTGACATGTATAACGCGTTAACTGGTCCTGTTGTTATGGAGCTGAACAACAGGATGAAACAGGTCTTCTCAATGTCCAACCCCAAAAATACTGGCAATATCGCACTTTACGCGTGCGGAATGCGAGGGGAGGAATTGGGTGAGATTATGGAGCAAGCCAAAGGGAATCCTATTGAGAGCGACGCAAAGAACAACGACGGAAGCCAACCGAAGGAACTTCGCAAGTATGAGGCGATGTTCTATCGAAAATTGGGAGCCCCGGACTGGTTCGTTAGGGAGTTTGCGCGCACGAACAAAGTAAGAGTGTGGACCCGGTATGGGATCTGCGCCCCAATCGAGGGTCAGCGTTGGTCGGGTGAGACGACGACTACCACCGGCAATTCGTACACGCATATGGCATTGATGCAGGCTGCGCTGGAGTGCGCCCGCATTGAGAACTCTACAAACGTCCACGGTGGGGACGACTACCTGGGATTTGTCGTGGGTGACGAGTCAAAGCTCAAGGCTGAGATAGAGAGAGTCTTCGATGACACTGGAATGGTCGCCGAAGTAGTCCCTCAGACTGACCGTCATTTTGCCACTTTCTATCGGAAGCGGTACATCCGCGGCACCATTGGGTGTCGTCCCGTCCCACAATTCGGGCGCGTGTTGGCAAAACTTAACTTGAGGCCTAATCGGAACACTCAAGTTAATGATCGTGATTACATGAGCGGCAAATATTTGTCTGCCGCTTATGAACATCGACACGTGCCCGGTATAAAGGATCTTCTGCTCGCAACTAGTGCTAGACTTTCTGACAACCCCTATCTTGATGTTCGCACTTCAAAACTCAAGGAGATGGGGGGGAAGGATAACGTCCATGAACTCGTTTCTGGTACCCGAGAGCATACAATCAACGATTTTTCGTCTTATCTTGATGAAGTCTACGGCATTAACTATAACGACCTTTTTGAAACTTATGAGCGCGTCTCTCAGAGCTGTCTTGACTACTGTGAGGGGTGGACTTATGTTGGAAAGGACGGCAAAGTCGTTAACAAGAAAGGCAATTCAAAGTACATCGCCCCAAAGATGTCCGGTGATACAATCGAGGCGCTGGTACGCATGGATGTGCAATGAGCTGAAGTACTGACCGCTTGGGACATGTGAGTAGCAATTTAACACAGACCCAAC